CGACGCTCAAGGACCTCAAGCAGACCGACACTGCCTTCTTGGGAATCTCGCGTTGCAGCTATGATGCGGAAAAAATCTCCGGCACGGTTACCGAACTGGACGCCATGGGCGTACCTATTGCCGCCACGCCGGCGGAGGACAGCCCGGCCCATTACCTCAAGGTGATGGATGCGGTTCTGGCCGGCAAGACGGCGGCCGACGGCAACGACCGGCAGTTTTTCGCGCGAGACAACGCCACCAAGATGCGCACGGTAACCTACGGCGATCAAGACGGGGTACGTTCCGCTAGTGTAGTAGACAACTGACATGAACACCACAACAAACGTGGAACAGGTCAAACAGGAATTGCGCCAACTCCGCCGGCAGGAGCGGATGGCCGATCTCCGCCTGCGGCTGGCGGCCAAGCGGTCGGCACTCCGCGCGGTAGGCGAGTCGCAGATTTCCAACTTGACCGAGAGTTACTATGATCCCAACAACTACGTTGATCTCCGCGATTACCTGGGGCCGGGTAACGATTTCGCGCAGCCCATGGTAGCCGCTACCCGCGGCGATCGACAGGAGGGTCGCAACCGGCCGATCTTCTGGACCGAAGGCGAACTGGCCGCCATCCGCGGCATGGCCCGGATTCTGCGAGCCTCTTCGCCGACGGCGGTGTGTGCGTTCCAGAATCTCACCAACTACGTGATCGGCACCGGATACGACTACACCGTGGGTGATCGCGGCGGCGCGCCCGCGCGACTGGTTCGCCTGGCACAGCGGATCATCGACGATTTTCTGGAGGAGAACAATTTCTGTGGTGACCTGGACGGCGAAATGTTTGAGCGGCTACGTCGTGACGGCGAGCGTGCCTTGGCCATGTATCACACTGGCGACGGCCATGTGCGGGTCCGCCTGGTGGAGCCGGAACAGATTACCGAACCGGCCGACCCGCGGCTACTTGACGATTGGCTCGCCAACCCGCAGCCGAGCTGTTGGAGTTTTGGAGTCCACAGCGATGAGCACGATTTAGAGAACATCCACGGCTACTACTGCCAGTGGACCGACACCGATACCGACTGGGACTACCTGCCCGGCGGCCCTGCGCCTCTGTTTCCGCCGCAATCCGGTCGCCGAAGCTGGCTTGATCTGGCCAAGTGTAACGTGGATCGCAAGATCAAGCGTGGACTTTCCGACCTCTATGCCGTGCAACAGCATCTCCAAGACCTCGGCAAACTGGAGCGCAACGTGATCCAGGGCGCCGCGGTACTCTCAGCCATCGTCGGTATCCGCCAGCATCCACCGGGCGCGAGCCGTTCGCAAATCGAGAATTTCGTTCGCACCTATGCCTATCGTGATCGGACGCAACCCACGCCCAACGGCAATCGCACTCGCTACGTGCAGCGAATCGACCCGGGGAGTTGGTTGGATGTGCCGCACGGCCAGCAATATCGCGAGTCGCCGCTGGCCACTCAAGGCGTCGGCCAGGCGTTCGTGACCATCGAGCAGGGCATCTTGCGGACTATCGGCAGAAACTGGTGTATGCCGGAGTACATGATTTCGGCCGACTCCGGCAGCACGGCCTATGCCTCTTTGCTGGTGGCCGAATCGCCCTTTGTCAAATACTGTGAAGCTACGCAACACGCCGAAAGCCTGCGCCATCGGCGGATTTTGTGGCGGGTGTTGTGGTTCGCCTGGCAGGCAGGGTTGTTTGGTTCTGTCAATTGGCAGGATTTACGGCGATCCCTTCGCATCCAGGTTCAGCCGCCGGAGATCACCAATCGGCGGACCTTGGAGGAAACTAGTCGGCGAGAGGTATTGCATGATCAGGGCGTCTTGTCTACGAAAACCTGGGCCGGCAAAGAGGGGCTTGATTACCAACAGGAGCAGGAAGCCGGCGCCCGGCGACGGACCTCGCTCGTACCGGATACGCCCATGCGAAGCCTGGGCGATCTGCCGCGGCAAGGCGGTCAAAAATCACCCCTGGGACCGCAGGCCGCCCAAACCAACAAAAGCCGGTACGCCGAAGCGCGGCGACTTTTGTGGGAGAACTACCCCTGATGGCCGATTTGCCCGAACGCAGACAGCACGAGCGGGACCTGGTAGCAGCGCTGTTGACGCTGTTTGCTTCGCAGGCGCAGCGGGTACTGGAACATCCCGGGCAAATTCCCTGGGGCCGGTTTGAGCAGGAGATCAGTCAAGCTCTGCAGCCGACGTTGGCAACTAGCTTCATGGCTGCAGCCGAGAATCTGGCGATTGCCAACGGCGTGAGCATCAGTCCAGCAGATGCGGCCAGTGACTATAGCGCCAAGGTCGCAGGTGCCTTGGCCCCAGAGATCAACCGACGGAGCCGGCAAGTTGTCGATGACGCCCGCCAAAAGGCCAGTGACTATGACGCCTTTGCCGCGGCAGTGTTGGTGGCCTACGGTAGTGGTCGAGCCACGCGGATTGCAGTTTCGGAGGTAGCTCGTGCCATCTCCCAAGGCCAACAGCTCGCCACGCTCCAATACGAGGCGTTAACGGGAGAGGTACTGGTGCCGATCTGGCATACGGAGCAAGACGGGCGGGTATGTGAGGTTTGTGCGCCGTTGCACGGCCAGGATTGGGAAGTCTGGCGAGCCCAATTTCCCTCGGGGCCGCCGGCGCATCCGAATTGCCGCTGTTGGCTGGTGTGGCGGCGAGCATAGGAGATTTTGGAATTATGACAACTGCAACGACTACCATCCGGCTGTGGGAAATTGCCGCCGGCCAACCGGAACGCGTAGATACCGAGGCCGGCGTAATCTACGGCGTCAAGGTGCTCGGATTGGAGTCCCAGAATACCGGTCGGACGCTGGGCCTGGACGCCGCGGAATTCGGCCAGGCGGTGGACCGACCCTACGCCTACGCGCTCGAAGCACTCCAGCAGGCAGCCCCCGATTATGAGGGGGTTCCGGTGTTCGTCGATCACCCGGAATTCCTGTTTTCGCCCGACGGCAGCCGCAGTCCGGCGCCCGGGGACCGCAAAACGGCCGACCGTTTTGGTCGGCTAGTAAGAGTGCGAGTGACGGAATCCGGGCTCTACGCCGATCTGGAGTATTTGCGGGCCCACCCGCTGGCCCCGCTGGTGGTAGAGGTCGCCCAGCGGATGCCCGACGTATTGGCCATCTCGCACAATGCGGCCGGGGAGCCGGCCTTGCGAGGCGACCGAATCGTGATCGAAAGAATCAGCGACGTGCGAAGCGTCGATATCGTGGGCGAAAGGCCCGGGACAACCAAAGGACTCTTTGAGACGGAGCAAAAAACCGTGGACCCCATGCAAGCACCGCCGTTGCCGGCCGAGCCGCCGGCTGAAACCAATCAGACCCCGCCGGCCGAGAGTGTTAAGTGGGGTTTTCGTGACGCCGTGATGGCCGTCTTGGACGGCAAAGGCGAGAACACCGAAAAGGTCGGCAAGATTAAAGGGCTCTTGGCGGCCGAAGAGAAGGCCATGTCGGCCCTGGTTGAGGATGACGCCGAAGAAGAAGAGGCTGAAGAGGAAGGTACCGAAGAAGAAGGCAAAGAAAAATCTATGGCCGAATGCAACGACGATCGACGGCGGAAAACCAATGAATCGGCCAAGGTGACCGAATTGCAGGAACGCCTGCGGCGATTGGAGACGGAGCGCGAGGCCCGCGACTTGCTGGAGTCGGCCGCAGTACCTTGTGACGAGATCAAGCTGGCCGCGTTGGCCGCATTGCCGGATAAGCAGGCCCGGCAAAAACTCGTCGAGTCCTGGATTGATCCGTGGGCCGGCCGACCCCGGAGTACGGCCGCCCGGAATCGACAGGAAGACAATCAATACGCCGACGCGTCGAGCTTCGCGGCTCGAATTCAGCGGCGTTGACTTGCCCCGGCGTTGCTGAATCCGACCGCGAACTACAGGAGACAGGCGCATGAGCGTCAAATTTCTGCCGACCAATATCATCACCTATCCGTTCGACGGTTCGATTGCCGTGGCGGTGGGCGATGATTTTTGATGCTGGTGACGTAAGCGAAAATGACAGCGTTAGCATTTTCGGCACTATTACAATCACTTGGATCAACCTGGACGACTACTAATCAACCAATCAACCAACCAACTGAACCGAAAGCTCTTCGGGAGGAAAACTAATGGGAGCGAAATACCCGAACCTTGAGGTGGTCACCGGTGCATTCGACGGCTCGATTGCCGTAGACATCGACGATTTGATCTACCTCGATGTGGATGACCTGAAGCCTGCCAGTTCGCAGAGCGACCAAGGCACTGAAACCAAGAATCAGGCGCTCTTTGCCCGCAATTTCGCCGGCGTGGCCAAAGAGCGCAAGCTGGTCACGGAAACCGATTCCGGCCAAACGTTAGATGTAGTACCGGTCTGGCTGGGTGAAATGACCTGTGCCTCTGATACGTATGAAGTGGGCGATTTAGTCACCGTAGACGAGGCTGCCGGCGGCACCACACTCGAAGATCAAAAGCTGGTCAAGACCTGTGACAAGGCCCTGGCCATCGGCTACTGTACCAAACGAGAGGCCAGTGCCGCTACTACGGTCAACGTCTGCCTGATGGCTGGCGCCTTGCCGCCTCATGTCCGTGAAGACGAGCATGTCCATCAGGTGAGCTGGTTCGATGATTTCCTTGATGATACCTTAGACGATTTTTGGGCGGTGGCCTCGGGGACAGACGGCCAAGCCACTAATCCCGCAATCTCTGCCGCTGCTGACGGAACGATTATCTGCGTTAGCGGTGACGATGACGGCACGGTGGCTGCTGATGGATCGTCGATTACCGGCGAGGTCCTCCAGTGGAAGGCGGCCGACGGCGGACTGGAGTTCGAGTGTCGCGTCAAACTCGACATCATCACCAAATGCGTGGTGAACCTGGGGTTCACCGACGTAGCCTGCGACACCACATTGGAAATCCCGATCAACGTAGACGGCAGCGACGAAGGCTCGGCTACGGCTACCAATGCCGTAGTCTTCGGTTTCGATACCGCTTCGGCCTCGGATCACTGGATGGCGCTGGGCGTGAAGGCCAGTACCGAAGTAGAGGCCGATACGGGATTGGCGCCTACTGCCGGAACTTGGCAACGGTTCAAGATCGTGGTAGATGCCAGCGGGAACGCAAAGTTCTACATCGACGGTAATCTGGTAGCCAGCCTCGATGATGCAGTGACCGCCACTACTTTGTTGACACCGATTGTGGTGCTTAGCACCGAAGACGGCACGGCATCAATCACGCTCACTTGCGATTACATCGGCGTGCGAAAGTCGCGCGGCTAAGTAACGTCCGGAGCGGCGGGGGTTGCGGTGGCGCCGCCGGCCCCCGCTTGTTTTGCCCGTTGTGGCTCCGGCGATAGATGGTAATTACTACCAAACAGGAGATCAGCCAGATGATCAATATTCTTGAGACACAGGCAGCCTACCGTTCGTTGGGACCGCTGGGCTTTGTGCGGCGGTTCTGCGAATCGCTGGGACTGGAGAACAAAAACGGCGTGCGACATATCGACGCCGACGGCAACCGGATTGTCAAGGACCCGCTGTTGCGCCCGAATCAAGTGAGCCTGAGTATGCTGGCCGAATCGTTGTTCGGCTCGCGCGCGGCTTTCGAGCGCTCGTTGCGCCAGGATTCGCCCGGCCAGGTAGACCTTTACGAGGCCGGCGGGACGGCGGTGGTGCCTTCGCAATTCGCCAACATTTCGGCGTTCACGTCGGTGGCTACCGGTCTGCTGGATGCAAAAATCCTGGAGACGTGGAATCGGCCGGAATTCATTGCCGACCGCCTTTGCGAGAATATTCCCAGCAACAAGCGGAGCGAAAAGTTCATCGGCATTTCCGACATCGGCGACGAATCCGAAGAACGTAAGCCGGGGAATCCACACCCGCGGGCGCAACTCTCCGAACGCTACGTTGAGACGCCTGATACGGTGAATCGCGGAATCGCCATCGACGTGACCCGTGAAGCCGTGATGTTCGATCTCACCAACCAGGTGCTCAGTCAGGCCGAGAAGGCGGCGGAAAGCCTGCGGTTGCGGAAAGAGTATCGGGTGATTGATGCTGTGTTGGGTGTGACCAACACCTATAAGTACAACGGGACTACGTACAATACCTACGTAGCTTCCGGAGGTGAATGGGTCAACATCGTGGCCAGCAATCCCTTAGTGGATTGGACCGACGTAGATGCGGCGTTGCTGCTGTTCGGCGACATGATTTCCCAGGAGAGTGAGGAGCCGATTGCGATTACCGGTTTTCAGGTCTTGGTGATGCCGGCCAAAGTCATGACGGCACATCATCTGTTCAATGCAACTGAACTGGAAATCCGAACCGATACCGCGGCCTACGTTTCACACGGCGCAAATCCCCTGCGGGCCTACCCGTTTGAGTTGCTGCCCAGTAGTGTTTATGCGTATAAGCGGGCAATCGACGGATTAAGCCTTTCGGTAGCCAACGCCAAGGGCCTGTGGTACATCGGCGATTTCAAGAAGGCGTTCGCCTACATTGAAAATCTGCCGTTGACTACTGTGCGCGCCAACCCGACCGACTACACCATGGCCGATCACGGTTTGGTGTTTTCGTTGTTCGCCGACGAGATGGGCGTGCCGGCGGTGAAAGAGCCGCGCTACGTCGTCAAATGCAAAAACGAGGCGTAAATCTTATCCCGCTGATCGAATTACAAACAACACACAGGAGCATAACCGATGGCCGATCCCAAACGATGGTTGGTGTATCTGCCCGGCAACCACAAGGCCGTAGTAGAGGCACCCGATAGCGGCGGCGCGATTGCCGCCTACAACAGAATCAAGGGCATTCGCAATACGATCCACGATTACAGCGTGGCGCCTACAGACTTGCCGCTTGATGCGCGGATACCCGAGGAAACACCCGAGGCCGTCGCCGACACAACTGCTATGGCCGCTACAATTGCCGAACTGCGGCGGGCACAGGCCGCGGCCCAGCAGCAGATTGCCGAGTTGCAGCAGCAGTTGGCCGGCGTGTTGCGACCGCAGACACCAGCACCGCCGGCGGCCACCGCGCAACCGGTTGCTGCGCATGATCCCGATTTGGAAGAGCTGGGACTCCACGGCGAGACGGCGGAATTGCTGATAGAGGCCGGGCTGGATCGGCGGAGCAAGATTCAGGCCGCGGCCCGGGAGCACGGCAACTTGACCTACATCAACGGTATCGGACCGGTTAGCGACCAGGAGGTCCGCCGCGCGTTGGCGACCTACGCCAAGAAAGAGTAACTCGTGGCCACGGACTTAGAAAACCTCCAAACCCGCCGCTCGGCTATCCTGGCCGAGTTGGCGGCGATTGATACCAGCAGCGCCGGCGGTCTGCCCAATTCGCAGGCCGGCGGCATCGACCACATAGGTTACAAGCGCGGACTGTACGAGGAACTCGAAAAGATCAACCAGATGATTGCCGCGGCCGAAGGGCCTTGGGAAGTGATCAGTGAGTTGCAGCCATGACACTCGCCGCAGATATCGCCGGCGACTGGCGATACATCGACGGAATCGAGACGGTAACTTTCACTCGCCGTGCACCCGCCGGCGACACGGCAGTAACCGGCGCCCGAGCGCACCGCGGCGAACTAAGCTTCCGGGAGACGCAATTAGGCGGACCCGCCGGGATCGAGGCCGATGATATCGTGTGGACCCTCTGGAGCGAAACCCTGGAAGGCAGCACGCCCCACCGCGGCGACACGATCACCGACGGCAACGCTGATGTGTGGTCTATCGTGAGTGCTGCTGAAACCACGATCGGGAGCACGAGCATCAAGTATCGCTGTGTCTGTCGGAGGCAATGAGCCATGAAATCGCAGACGGTAAAAGAGTTTATCGTTGATCTTGGCACGCTGCCCGGCAGGCTTCAAGATCGGGCGGCTGAGGCCCTGGTCGATTGCGAGCCGATCATTCTAGAGGCAGTGGCCGAGAACTTTGCCCGTTCGCGTACTGCCGCCGGCGATCCTTGGCCGGCACGCAAAGACCCGCGGCCGACCCATCCCTTGCTGATTCTCGACGGCGATCTGCTGCGCGCGGCTACCGGCGGCGATGTGCGGCGCGTCAACCGCGATTCGTTGGAGCTGGGCGTGAGCAAGGACACCATCATCTATGCGGGCGTGCATCAATACGGTTGGCCGGAGGGAAACGTTGCGCAGCGGGAGTACATGGCCATCTCGAATGCCACCGTGGACCAGTGCGTGGAGACCATCGCTGCAGCCGTAGCAGAGGAGGCTGTGCAGTGAGTCACTGGCACCCGAACCACTGGAAAATCGGCGTGGTAGACACCACCGATTCTACGCACTACCAGTGCCTCATGGCCGCACAGTCGCGGATTCGTTCGCTCTCGCTTTCCGGAGTGGCCGACGCCAGTGTGATTTGTCGCAAACTACCCTTGGAGCGGGCCTTTCGGGACGACGAAACCATCGCGCTGCCTTGTATCCTGGTCACTCCGCAGCGCGAGACCATGGACCCGGTCGCCGGGTCCAACGTGCATGATGACGTGGGCTACGGCGTGCTGGTTACACTGGTAGCCGCCGACAATCAAGAGCCTACGCTGGCCGACGGCCTGGATGCTCACTTGCTCCGTCGGCAGCGGATTGCTCAGGCGTTCCGCAATCAACGACTGCCTGGCGTGGATACGGTAATCGGTTGTCGGGTAGAGCCGGCCGATGTGGTACATGCATCCGCCTGGATGGCCAACCTCTTGGTCTGCGGTCTATTGTTGCGATTCACCAGCCGCGAACCCCGCGGCATTTGATAGGAGAAAGAGACTATGACCGTTGCCGCTAAAGGGTCTGAAGCCAAGGTCAAGATTGGTGATACGCCGATGGCCGTCAATAGTTGCACGCTCAAGAAAACTGGCAGCATCTTGGAACGGGAGGGGATGCGCGGTACCCGCACTCGCAACAAGGACGATACACGAACGGGGCCCTACAGCGTAGCGGGAACAATTGAGTTGGAGCCGTCGCCTACGGAACTGGAGTCACTAATGGCTTTGGCGATTGGTGCCGACGGCGATCCCGACGAGGCACTGACTGAGTTTGATGTAATTGTAGATCGCAAGACGAACACGCATACTTACTCCGATTGCAAAGTCAATCGTTGCGTGCTCCGCGGCGCACAAGGTGGCTTCTGCTCAGTCACGCTGGATTTGGTAGGCAAGACGCAAAGTGATGATGGCGAAGTTGGCGACGTAGCTTCTACGGCACCCTATATTTTTGCTGATTTGACGCTAAAGCTTCTTGGTGATCCGGACCCGACTGCGCGCGAAACATTGGATTTTGAGCTGACTATTGATAATGGTTTAACCGCTGATCGTTTCACCAATGGCTTGACAGTAACGGATATTCCCGAGAACGATCGGCTAATTACGTTGCGGAGTACGCACCCTTATATCACGGACAACGAAGACCTTTTGGGGCAAGCTACGCCCACGGGTGGGACTTTGGAACTTGATGATGGTACCAAAATAGCTACGTTCACGTTTGGTGTCCTGCAGCCGCCGGAAGAAGACCCCGATGTTTCTGGCAAAGACAGCGAAATCGTTCTTGCTCTCAATATGGTTGCACGCCAGAACGGCGAAACAGCAGATATTGGTTTTACCCTTGGTGATAGCTCGTAGCAAATTGTCTGGCTTTTGATTTTTTCTTTCCTTAGCTCCGGAGTTTTGAAATGGTTTCTGTAAGTCCCAACGGCGATTCCTCTTCCGTTTTCATTCCCGATGACGGCTACACCGAATCGGGCTTTATCCGCGCGCGAGCCGGCCTGCACGGCGCTTTGCGGTTCAGGTATCGGCCCATGCTGGTGGAAGACCGCAGCCGCATACTCGGCGAATTCGAGCATCTGCGACCGGAGGCGGCGGAACTCAAGGCCGCCGGCGAGATTCATCGGCGATTGGTGTGGTGGGACCTCTGCGACGGGCAGAGCAAGCCGGTACCTATCAGCCTCGACGTAGTTCGACGGCTCAAACCGGCGGTGTTCGCCCGCGTATGGGCAATCGTGCTGGGTACCGAACCCTCAGATATTGATCCGGGTTGGTCGGCCGAAGAGAAACTAGCGGCGGCGGAGTTGCAAGCCACCGCCGGCCCGGGTCCAGTAGGTGACGCGCGAGAGGTGCGTGATGAAAAAAACTCCGCCACGGGGTGAGCCTGATTCTGGCTCATCCCGAGGTACCGGAGTGTGAGCAGTGCCGGCGGTGGATGTACAACCCGAAGACCTGGCGGCTGTTGCGGCGGGCGGGTAAGCCGATTGAGCGGCCGAAACACAGTCAGCCGCCCTGTTGGAATTGTCCGCGATGTGAAGGTGTAGACGTGGATCGACGGGGACCGGAAGCCGGAGAGGCAGCAAATTTGAGTGCTCGGAATTGGCGGACCTGGCGACTGTATCATCAGTACCGGGCCGCTGGCGGAGTGGTTACTGACCCAATCACGCGAAAGAATTTTGGCATTATCGACATGCTCTGTGAAATTTACCGGCGACAACAACAGCAGGCCATCATGAGTTTGGTGGCTGCATGTATGACGTGAGTGAATCGTGAGTACCGGCGGCGGAAATGAACGCGAAGTGGTTGTACGGCTGAAACTTCAGGCCGACGATAAAGCCGGGGCGGCGGCTGCGCAGAAGACGGCCAAGACTATAGCCGAGATCGAACGCAAGAAGCGGGAGGAGTTTAAGCAGACCAATCGCCGCACGATCGACTATTTCAAGGAACAAGAGCAGCGGGCCAAAGAGGCGGAGACTGCGCAGCGCAAGGCGGCTGCCGAAGCCCAGCGGATGCGCGACCAAATGGTGGCCGCCAACCAACAAGTCGCCGAAGCATTCAAGCAGTCGCTTTCCGGGGTCATGTCGCTAGGTCGCGGCGTGGCCATCCTGGGAATCGCCGGCGAGAAAGATACCGAAAAATTGTTTCGGGGCTTGATCAAAATCCAGGCGGCCTTTGATCTCCTGCGAGGCTCCATCGAAATCGTCCAGTCGTTGACCCGGGCCTGGAAAGCCATGTCCGCGGCGATGCAGGCCAGCCAAACGGCGAGTGCAATTTCGGGCGTGAGCCGCGCCTCCGGCGGTGCCCGTATAGGCAGCATGATGGCGGCCGGAGCGAAGAGTGCCGTGAAAACGGTGGGCATCGGCCTGTTGGTGGCCGGGGCAACGGCTGCGGGGGTAGCGCTGTGGAAAGTGGTGCGTGGCGGCGACAAGGCGGCCGAGGCTTTGGAGAGGCAGGCCAAGGCACTGAGCGAACGGATTGCCTCGCGGCAGGCAAGTTATGGTGCCGTGCAATTTCGTTATCGCCAGGCGGCCCACAAAGAAGAAGCACAGCGCGAACAGGATTTGTGGGAATCCAGGATTGGAGGCAAGGGCGAGGATTGGGCCGTTCGCAAGAGTTACCGCCGCGCACAGGAACGGTGGCAGAAAGCACGCGCCGCAACAGAGCGTATGCGGGCGGCTCCCTGGGTTGCTACAGGTGCATTCCAAGCGGTATTGGAAGAAGATGTTGCGGCTACGCGAGAAATCCGGAAACTTCGTTGGCAAATCTGGGAAATAGACAAGTCGTCCAGCGAAAAACGCATTGCTACAGCAAAGAACGAACTGGCGCTGACTAAGGAAAGCCTTGTAAGCAGGACTCGGGCAATGCAGGCTTTGGAGCGGCAATTGCAAAGCGGCATAATGGGATTTGCTGCGCGCGATCCGGCGGAACGGCGGAGGATTAAAAGCGTTTGGGA